TTTCTTTCAGTTACTTCATTTTTATCGTTTTTTGTTTCGCTGTAATTTGAACCGATTTCTTCTGAAAAATTAACTAAATTTGACGCTCCACCTGTTTGGTAATCAGACAATAAATCTTGATTTTCTGTTCCTGTTCTAAGTGCATAAGTAAAATGTTCTTTACTGACATTATCTACTGTTCCTGTCTGAACTGGTGTTTCATCTAAAAAAATTCCTTTTTTTGCTCCTTCAATACCTTCTATCGGCCCCTCACAAAGCAAGTCAATGATTTTTATAGTAGATATAGAATTTAAAGCCATAATTACTTTTTCTTTAAGTTATATCCCATTCCTTGAACAATAAAAACAGCTTGATCAAAATCAACTGATGTATCAATTATTTTTATTCTTACCACATAATTATCTTTTCCTTCAATAAATTGAAAGGGTAATTTTGCAAAATAATTATATTTTTGTGATTTAAAAGTCAACCCTTGTATAGTTGCTTGATTATTTAGAACTAAATTATTTGTACTTCGTTCCTCTATCTCTATGGCATAAGTTATAAAACCATCAATTCTTGTTGTGCCTTCATTACCAACAAAATCAACTAATCCACCAACTCTAAAGTGAATTTGAAAATCTTCATGATTTGTATTGCCATCATTACTGCCTTCAATATTAGCTAGAAACTGTAAGCCTTCTTTTTCCAGATCTACTGTTACAGGGCCACGTACAGTTGGAAGTCCACCTACGTCTGTATCACCAAAACTTGCATGAATATATCTTGCAGTTCCACTTGGAGTTTCTACTCTACCACCTCTTTTTGCTTCTAAACCAACTGCTGTTGTGTATACAAATTTTAATTCTTCACCATTCAACCGCACTGTATCCAAGCCTGCTGGTCTAAATAATTTCATTAATGGATCAGATTCATTTGCTATTTCAATATCTGTACTTAAGGTATGACCTCCAACCAAAGCTTTTCCATAAACAACAGGTACTGTTTTACCTAAACCAACAGTATTAGATGGCCCTGTATAACCATAACTTTGCGAACCATCTGACCCTCTTGTAATACCACCAGCACCACCTGTATATCCTGATAAAGGTGCATTAAAATCAAACTCAAAACTAGGTAGTTGTGGCTGTGGTGAAATCATATCTGAAACACCATTAAGAATAAGACCAACACCTATTTTACCGACAACACCACCGACAACACCTGCAAGTCCACCTGTAGCACCGAATAAACCGGCAGGGCCAGCACCAGCGACACCTAATGCTGTTCCAATTCCACCAGTGGCAACAACTAATGCAACTCCACCAATTGCTTTTAGGGTTTCGCCACTACCTGTAATCACAGGTGTTATCACTAAATCATGCTTTCCTAAAGGTAAATGCAAATCATCATAATTTAATTCTTGATCTACTTGTGTTATCTGATATGTAATGCCTTGCTCGTGTGAAGTCGCTAAGTATTTAGCAAAATCAGGATAATTTATACATAAAAGTTTAATAGCATCTGCTGGCGTTCTTAAATTATGATAGACATGAGTTTTACCCCACCTATCACCTAATTCATCTAGCAGCAGAATTTTATGCTGCATATCTAAAACACCCAACAGTTCTTCTTCTATAATAATGGTTGAAGTATTGAGAACAACTAATAGACTCGAATTTTTGATGCAGTATCATATCATTTTTTAACAAAACAGCACCGTGCATTGGTTCTTTTGTCCATATTTTCATTACTAGAACATCATTAGGTTTTCTTTGTTTTAAATCAACTTCATAAAAATTTAATTTATTTGCATTTTTTAAAAAAATACTCTCACAAGTTTCAAAATTTTTTGGCCGTTCATAATCTGGCAAATTGATGCCTAGTAAGGCATAATAATCACGCACTATAGAATAACAATCAAAAACACCATATTGCCATTGTCTTCCTATTAAGGATTGATAATTTGCCATATGTCCTGTGGTAAAAGATAAATGTACCAAGGGATTTTTGTCGCTATACAAGCTTTTTTATCTGGTTCGCTTGCGTTTCCACCTTCTGGGTGAGAATGAACAATATATTGTAAACAACCTTTTGATCTAGCTTTTAAAAAATCTTTTGGGTGTATTGCGAAATTATTTTCTGGCGTATCTGAAATGTTATTGCAAGGATAGTAAACATCATTTACAACAATCCCACAAGACTCTCTCGGTGCTTCCTTTATTGCGTGTTGTTTTGCTGCTTTTTTAAATTTCATTGTATTTGTTTTAAACTATGATGTCTCTAATTTGTCTTTTGGGTAATCTAAAATTCTGTAAATTAATTTTACCGACAAGTTCAAAAACTACTGACTCAGGTGTTTCTGATGCAACCCTATCTATATACCAGATGTCATCTGTCTGTGCTATCGCATCTGGATCTGCCGTTGCATTTGTTCCACTGGAAAAGTTTACAGCATCAAGAAATTTTTTATGTGTTTGAATCCTTTTTAGTTCTGCATTTAAAGGATTATATAAAAGCATTAAATTTGTTATTGCATTATCAGCATTTGCAACAGTAAAAGTGGGTCGAGGTAATGTTCCTTTAGTAGCCTTATCAAAACCTTTTACTTGTACAGGTGCGGCTACATAAGTTTGACTATTAAAAACAATATTACTTTTAATTTCATTAGTTCCAGCATGATAATAATAAATTTGATCTACACCATTAATAGCAGCAGTAAGTTTCAATTCAAATAAGGTAATTAACGCAGAAGGTTCTAATTTTTGTATTTCTTCACTAATTTTTGAAGATGTTGGTGAAACTTGCTTACTTGTCATGCTTCGGCTACCTCCTCAAATGTTGCGTTTATTGTAGCCCTATTTAAATAAGGTATTGTTTTATTCCAATCTCTACAAATGAGTTTTTTACTAGCACTTTCACCTGGTGGAGTGTAATCAAAGTTTTCCACACCAGCCCTAGCATCAAGAAAAGTTTCAATCTCATCTGCGTCTGTTTCACTTATATTTTCCCATTTAAGACTATATACTTTTAAATTTTGGTTTATACCAAAGGTAGACCGTTGAGAATACCCCGAACCAAATTGGGCAATACGAATGTTTGGTTTAGATGTTTTAGTTAGCCCATAAGTAGGATTAACTGTTGTTGGAAAACTAGCCATTAACTTAATAAACCTCCAGCCATTTTTTGATTAACAATTTCAGCCTGTACTGCTGAAGCTATAGCTTCACCTAATCGTGCAGCAGATTGATCATCACCCTGTACAGACGACCCAGAAGCGTCTACATTGACCACCACGTTAGTTGTACCTCCTCCTAGTTGGTTGTTTGGGATAATATTGCCACCTCTTGAACCCATCTGTAATAATTCTGGGCCTTTCTCACCAACTACAAAAGCACCACCAGCAGAAACAGGGCCACCATTTGCTCTAAAAGCAGCAGCACTAGCTCTACCAACAAATTGATTTGATGTACCTACAGCAGTTCGGCCAAGTATTCCACCGCCTCCACCAAATATGCCTCCTAATGCACCTCCAATAAAGTTTCCTATACCAGAAACAGCCCTTTGTATTGCGACCTCTACAAGTTTTCTTTTCAGTTGATTTAATACATTCACTGCTGCCTGTGCAAGTGTCTGTGTTCCCATCACAGCATCAGTAAGATTAGAGACAATGCCTTGTTCTATACCTTGACCAATCTCCATAAACTTTTCTTTTAGTTGATCCGCTTCACTTTTTACATTTTCTAAACTTTCTGAAAACTTTGTTGTTCCTACAAATAAATTATCAATTGCTGGTTTCGTGTCAGTAATGACAGTTTTTGTTTCTTGTATTACCTGTTTATTATCTCTATTTAGTTTTACTATTTTATTTGTTGCCTCTCCTGTGATTTCAACATTTTTTTGTAGTTCTTTTATATCTTTTTGGTCTATTTTAAATTTAAATTTA